GCAAGAGCGATCTCAGACCAGGATTAAATCCTTTTTAGAGACTCTTTTAGTTTTTTGTAGAACCTTTTGTTCAGGATTGTATATACCGTCTTCAAAATATTACCCGTAGGTGTATTGAGATATAACTGTCGGACTTCAATAAGTCAGGATAAGATGTGAATCTCATCACTAACAGCCTACGGATAGGCTATGAAGACCATGAAGAATGACCCCAATCTGTTAAGAGAAGGTACCTCCGTAAGGAGATCCCCATATCTTAGGAACAGACAGGATCACGAACTAGGTCCAGTTAATCACTGAATTACCAAATCTTAAACCAACTTAATAAAACATGAAAGAAACAACAAACTTATTTAAAAATAAATTATTGCTCTTCCGTGCTCGTTCAGCTCGTTTAGAAAAGATGTTCCCTGTGTCTTCTATAAGACGGGCCCTTCCGATCCATTTACAGAAAGTGGTTTCACTTTCAATGGGTCGTTCGGGTTCCTTATCAAACAGAATAAAGATTGCTCACAATTTCTTCTCCCATATTATTAAAATGAATAAACATCATGGTTCTTTCTTCACTGTTAAGTGATTGAAAGCAAACCAAGTTGCTCTTCAAAAATATTTGGGGGGAGATAAAGTGAAATCCCTACGCCAAATAGAACCCAATCTTCCTTTACCCAGACTTATCAATGGCTTTCCGGCGATTATTAATCGTTCGGATCGCGATATGATTAGATCTGGATCTAAAGGATTATTAAGATTCTGATTATCCTTATTTGGTTCATATAGAATTATGGCTATTGTTGGTAAAACAAAGCTTAACTCTATTTATGATCCCTTTTCAGGAAAGGCAGATCGGCTTCTTGACTTGCTCTCTTTACTCAAAGATCGAGAGTCCCCCGTGTTCTTTCAAAGATTGGAACCTTTGAAAAGTATCAAGAGGAGACTTAGTCCTTCGTCTTTTGTCTTATCCCATAAATCATCTCCTTCTAACTCTTTGAGTTATCAAGGTTTGTTTTATGACTATTACTTATTGACGAGAGGAAATACCAAACAACAAAATATTTTCCATCATTTGATGGAATATCTAGAGTTGATTGGTACTAAGTATCCTATTAATCGTATGAAAGGCTTATTAAGGTCGCTAGATTCTATAACTTCACAAATGAAGTTAGAGAATTATCGATTTAAAAAGTCTGCCATCGAGGGGAACTCTCTTTCTCAATTTGCGATCAAGGAAGAGGCTGCTGGAAAAATAAGAGTTTTTGCTCTTGTTGATTCCATAACCCAGTCCTTCTTACGTCCTCTCCATGATTATCTGTTCGACATTTTGAAATTAATTCCAAATGACGGTACATTTAATCAAGACGAGAGCGTAGATCGTTCAATTGAAAAGAGTGCTAAATATAAATGTTCGTATTCCTTTGATCTTTCATCGGCAACCGATAGGTTGCCTCGTCAGTTAACATCCCATATTTTAGAGAATCTTGTAGATTTACAAGGTTTCTCTGAGAAATGGGAAAATGTTATGGTAGATAGAGATTTCTCCTTTCCGCTTTCTAGCGGTAAGAAGTATCCCCATCTCCTGACGGATCAAGGAAATATTTACAGATATTCAGTCGGCCAACCAATGGGAAGTTTATCTTCTTGAGCAGGGCTAGCAATTACTCATCACTGAATCCTTCAATATTGTTCATGATCATTAGGTAATTATACCCAATGAGAGGAACGATACGAAGTTTTAGGTGATGATATTGTTATCTTTGATCATTCTCTAGCAAAATCTTATCTCGCCTTAATGGAAGACTTAGGAGTTGAAATTAATTTATCAAAATCCATAGTCTCTCCTACCAAGTCGGTATTTGAGTTTGCCAAGAGAACAGTGGTAAATGGGATTAATGTATCTAGTATCTCCTTTCAACAAATTATTTCTCAAACGAGTATTGGTTCTAGAGTAGCTGATGCTGTCTCTTTTACCAAGATGAAGTTGATAAATAACATTCCTTTACTCGGTAATATACTGAGTAAGAACGGAGGTTCTACTGCTTTCAGTAAACTGAAAGCGGTTGGGATGGAGAGTATAGCACTCTTGGGTCTATTACATCGTAAAGGTATAATAGAGCACAGAGTAGTGGTAGAAAGTCTAATCAATCCTCAATATAAGGAGGATTTCGATTGGGATAAGGCTAGTTTTAGCCTTCCCTTAAGATCTATACTTAAGCTAACTCTCTTGTCACTGAAAGGAGAAGGGGTTGATTACCCATTCTCACATCCAGAGATCCGTAAACCAGTGTATGATGAATTAGAACCTGAACTTAGTTCAGTTATACTTCAACATGCACTGTATAAAATCAAGCTTCTTGATCGAGACTATGATAAGATCCTTTTTAAAGGGTCTAATAGTCTTTTTCAGAAAATTGATGATAAAGTCTTCAAGGGAGCTGTTAATGGCTTCTTTGAGGACCTTATAATTAACCTTTCGAATGACATGGATACTGGTGAGCTGTTAGACAAAGTTGAAAAAGCTTTGTATAAGCATGCTAAGTACAGTCATATGACTATTGAACAAAGTTTCAAACTCTTGGATGAGGTTGAAGCAATGATCTTTAGTTTCACTTACAAAACAGAAATTTCTCGTCTTCGTTATGAAGCTGAGACGTCTCCTGTTATTGATTTAGTGCGAAAGGGGGTCTTTGGGTCTAAAACTAGATATTGGGAAATTCCAAATCCCACATATTCTTAAGATAATTAAGGTGAAATCCTTACTGAATAGCAAACTAGCACGATGCCCCTTTCCAAGGGAAGAGGTACCGCTGTT